CTCTTTTTCACACCCGCGAGAAAACAAATTAGACAAAAAATGAGGGGGAGGCCAAAAAAACCAAACGAAATTAAAAAGCTTCAGGGGACTGAGGACAAACGCTGGCTGCATGAAGAGGTAAAATTTGAAATTGCAAAAATACCGTTGGAGTTTGGAAAGGATTGGGAAAGCATTAAGAACCTGACGTTTAACCAGCTGCGCGATATTGGCATAGTCGCAAACGTTGACATGGGATTGATTGAAGGTTACGCAAAAGCGTTGGAGCGATATTTTCAAGCCGATGCGCAATTGCGTGCTACGTCGATGGTAACTGAGGAAGGAAAGATTTCCCCCTGGTATGATATCGCCGAACGGTCATTGAAGCAAGCCACACAAATTGGCCAACTGTTTGGAATCACGCCAAGCGCACGCGCTAGGATTCCGCAGCAACAGCAGCCAGCTAGTAAGTTAGAAATTTTAAAGAAAAAAATATCATGAAACAATTTGAAATCAAACCGCAGGCAGGCGGTTGGGTAATAACCATCGACGGCGCGGACGTTGACAAGTGGGGCAAGCCAAGCGACACGCCGCACGTGTATCGTAATAAATACCTAGCGCAGTTAGCTGAGCGGTATTTGAAAAACATCACGGTAACGGTTAGCACGGATCACGACAGCACGGACGTAGTGGTTAAATGGACAAAGCCCAAGCATACGCGCAAAAAGTAATCAGCGGACAGACAACGGCCTGCAAGCATGTGGTGAACGCATGCCACAGGTTTGCCGCTGACTTGGACGCTTGGAATTATAACGCCGAGCTGGTTGAGCATGCGGTAAATTTCATCCAAGAGCTGGAGCATACAACGGGCGAATATGCCGGGCGTAAGTTTATACTTGAAGAGTGGCAGTATTTCATTGTGGCCAATCTGTTTGGCTTTGTGAACGCTGACGGGACGAGGAGATTTACACGGGCCTACGTGGAGGTGCCGCGCAAGAATGGGAAGTCAACATTTAGCAGCGCGCTGATGTTGTACGGGTTATTGGCCGACGGCGAATCGGCCGCGCAGGTTTATAGTGCAGCTACTAAGTTAGATCAAGCCATGATGGTATTCGGTGAATCGGTTAGGGTTTGTCAAAATACGGATTGGCTGAAGGGCGAGGTAACGGTTAACAATAGCGTTAACAACAGGCGGATTTTATACGGGCAGAATTTATACAAGCCGCTGGAATGGAATCCTAATAAGCAGGACGGATTAAATACGCACTTTGCTTGCATAGACGAATATCACGCGCACCCTACGGACGAATTGTATAACGTAATATTTAACAGCATGGGGGCAAGGAAGCAGCCGCTATTATTTACGATTACGACGGCAGGATTTAACCGAGAGGCACCATGCTACCGCCACCGCGTGTATTGCGCGAATGTGTTGGAGGGGAAATTAAAAGATGACGGTCTGTTCACTATTATTTACACGTTGGACGACGGCGACGATTGGGGCGACGAGCGCAATTGGATTAAAGCGAATCCTAATTGGGGCGTGAGTGTTTACCCAAGGCAGTTGCACCAAGCGCTAACCGAGGCGCGCGAGTTTGTGCATAAAGAGGTTGAGTTTAAAACCAAGCTGCTAAATGTATGGACCGATACGGCCATGACTTGGATAAGTGACTCGGATTGGATGGCCTGCGAGCAGGATATGGATTTAGATGGGCTTGAGTGTTATGCAGGGCTTGACCTTGCAAGCACTTCGGATTTCTGTGCGTTCTCGCTGTGGTTCCCTGAATACTCAGCCGTTCGCACCTGGTACTATTTACCCGAGGAAACAATTCGAAAACGTACCGATGCAGTAGGGCAGCAATATAAGCAGTGGAAGCGCGACGGGTTTATTATTGAAACGCCTGGGAACGTAACCGATTACGATTTTATACTACGGCATATATTGGAGCTATGCGCGCGTTATGAAGTAAAAGAGATAAGCTATGACCGTTATAATTCTAGTCAGTTGGTTATTCAGTTAACAAATGAGGGGTTGGATATGTACCCTTTCGGACAGGGATTTGTAAGCATGTCAGCTCCGACTAAGGAACTAGAGCGAAAGGTTAAAAATAAAGAGTTAACACATGACGGCAACCCGGTTACTAGGTGGATGATGGGAAACATATATTTGAAAACGGATCCAGCGGCGAATGTTAAAATTGACAAGGCCAAATCAGGGGACAAAGTAGACGGCGCGGTTAGTATGGTTATGGCGTTGGGCGGTTACATGGCAGGCGCTGCGGAATCGAAACAGGATTTTTGGTTTGTTCAATTGTGAGGCCCGAATTGATATATATCGATGAATATGTGAAAGCTTACTATGCAGAGCTACCGAATTGGCCGACTTATGAGAAAGCGTTTGAGGAAATCGAGCGGCAATACATGAAAACGTTTGGCCGTAACCGATACGCGAACTATGCCACGTTCAGGGTGGTGCTGTGCCGATGGATGAAAATAAACAAACGTTGTTAACCGATAAGTAAATAATTTAATTTTAATTTGTAACTATGCAATTAAGGCTATGGCCAAAATTTAGGACAGAAAAGCGGAGCAGTTTATCGGCGCCGCCTGACTGGTTAGTTAATACGCTAAGCAATATATTTGGTATTCAAACTAAATCAGGGCAGGCCGTGAACGAACAAACTGCGCTAAGTATTAGCAGCGTTCACGCTTGTGTTCGTGTTATATCGGACGGGATAGCCGGGCTAAGCTTGAAAATCTACAACGACAGCAACGGCGAGAAAATACAGATTACCAATAACTATGCGGCGGCTTTATTGAATGATCCTAACAGCTACCAAACTAAGTTTGATTTTATCAAATACATGGTTGGGCAATTGGTATTGAAAGGCAATGCCTACGCATTTATAAACCGTGACGCTAGATTTATCGCAATCGAATTGCACCCAATACGTAGCGAGTTTGTTGAGCCGATTATGGAGGACGGCCAGCTGTTTTATAAAGTGAACGCGAAAGGCTTCCCTGGCATGATTCCGGCAACGGATATGCTGCACTTCAAAGGGCTTTGCACTGATAACCCATTGAAGGGGAAAAATCCTATCCAAGTGCATGCCGAGAGTTTGGGTATTGATTTAGCCGCGATTGGTTCCAGCGCTAGCGTTTACAAAAACGGAATATTAAAATTTTTGCTGACTAGCGACGCAATGATTAAGCCTGAACAGGCCAGCGCATTGAAGAATAGTTTGGATGACGTAATTAACGGACAGGCACGCAGCACTGTGTTGCCGAACGGCGTTAAGATGGAGCGTTTGAGTTTGTCGCCTGAGGAAGCGCAGTATATCGAACAGCGTAAATTCTCAGCGCAGGAAATCGCCCGAATGTTTGGCGTGCCTTCGTCTATGATTGGCGCCAACGATGGCGGTGTGAAGTCGTCCGTTGAGCAGGAGTTTCAGGATTTCTATGCGCGCACGCTGTTAGCTTATGCGATTAACATCGAGCAGGAAATGGGCCGCAAGCTTTTAACGGAACAGGATAAGCCTACGATGTATTTCAAGTTTAATTTTAATTCGCTGTTGAGAGCCACGGCAAACGATCGCGCGGACTTTTATAACAAAGGTATCCGAGGTGGATGGTTATCGCCTAACGAGGCACGCATGTGGGAAGATATGAACGGTTATACCGATGGCGCAGGCTACATGGTGGAAGCCAACTTAATACCAGCGGATAGGATGGACGAATACATGGAGGCTAAAATAATTAACCTAACAAACAAGGCATTAAACAATAATAACCCCGACGGGAATAATAATAATACACAAGCATGATTGAAAAAAGAACGATAACCGGAACGATTGAATATAGAGCCGAAGGCGATGCAATGCCCAAGGAATTGGGCGGCATTGCTGCGGTTGTTAATAGCGTTACGGATTTAGGATATTTTGAAGAAGTAATTGCACCCGGTGCGTTTGATTACGCGCTTGGAAAAGATTACGACATTCGCTGCTTATTCAATCATGAGAGCGAATTAATATTAGGCCGCACCAAGGCAAACACGTGCAAAGTATTTGTAAACGCTCAGGGGAATTTGGAATATACTTGGGTGCCTGATTACGAAAACCCTACACACGTAAGCGTAGTGCGTTCAATTATGCGTGGAGATATTACGCAATCGAGTTTTGCGTTCACAATCCGCGAGCAAGTTTGGACAGAATCTGAAAAGTACGGAACAATGGGTAAGCGCGTGGTGAATGTTATCGAAGATTTATTTGACGTTAGCCCTGTGACATATCCAGCGTATGAGGATACCGAAGCCGATGCGCGCAGTATTTTAAAAATGCGCGACGAAGAAAAAGAGATAAGCGACGCCGAGCAATCAAAGGCGGACGCGGATATAATTAAATTGATTGCAATAAGATACAAAAATTACTAAAACATGAAAAATATTAAAGCTTTAAAAGAAGAGCGCGGCAGCTTGTTAGACGAGTTAGCTGGCTTGCAGAATGTTATCGAGCGTGAAGCTCGCAGCATGTCTGAGAAAGAAACTTCTAGATTATCCGAAATCGAAGCCCGTTTATCGGCTATCGCTTCCGAGGTTGAGAAGTTGGAAAAATTGCAAACCCTTGCCGCTCAGGCAGCTGGAAACAGCGCGAGCCGTAGCGAAGAAAAGGAAAAGTCAAAAATGAAGGAGCAGTATAGCTTCAAGCGTGCTATGGAGATGGCTATCAGCGGCCGTCGCGATGGTATCGAAGGCGAGTTTAACGCAATCGCTGCTGAAGAATATCAGCGTAGCGGTGTTTCTGTTTCTGCTCATTCCGTTAAAATTCCTTCCGAGGTTTTCAAGCGTGACATGACTGCAACCGGTGGAAGCTCAGGCTCTGAAGGTGGAGTAAATATCCAAACTTCAGTAGGTTCAATTATTGACGTGTTGCTTCCTAGGACCGTGTTGCGCGGTTTGGGTGTTCAGCAATTGAGCAACTTGGTTGGAAACTTAGACCTTCCAACTGCAAGCACTTTGCCTTCTGCTGGATGGAACACAGAAAACGGCACAGCTACTGAGAAAAGCCCTGCTTTCTCTAAGGTAACTTTCAGCCCCAAGCGTTTGGCTGCTTACATTCAGGTATCAAATCAGTTAATGTTGCAGTCAAGCAACAGCATCGACGCTTACGTTCGTAACTGGTTATTGCAGGCTATGGCTCAGAGCTTGGAAGCTGCTGCTATTAAGGGCGGCGGTTCTAACGAGCCAACTGGTATTATTGCTAACAGCAGCGTGAACGTTGTTTACGCAGGTGGTGCAACTTCAAATTCAACAAACGCCAACGGTGCTGCACCTGTTTGGGCTGACGTTGTTAACTTGATGAAGGCAGTTGAAAACGCCAACGGCGATGGAGTTGCTTATTTGACTAACCCACTTGTAAAAGCTAAATTGCAGACAACCCCACGTCAATCTTCAGGTGTTGAAGGCAATTTCATTTGGCCTGCTGGCGGTTCCGAGTTGAACGGTTACCCTGTAGCTGTTTCTACCTTGGTTCCTAGCAATTTGAGCAAAGGTACTTCAAGCACTTTGAGCGCTGCTATTTTTGGAGATTTCTCTAAAATGGCTTTAGCTTCTTGGGGTGGTATGGAGTTAACCGTTGATCCTTATAGCGGTGCAACTGCTGGATTGACCAACGTGGTATTAAATGCTTACATGGATTGCAACTTGTTGCAGCCTGCTGCGTTTGCAGTTTGTAAGGATATTGTAGCCTAATTATAACGGGGCGCGGCTCGTTATCCGCGTGGGCTGGTGTTGGTTAATTCTCAGCACCAGCCGCTAATTATGAAAGTTAAATTTTTGATTAACCCGACAGGCAAGTGGAATTTATCTTACAATGCCGGGGAAATTGTGGAATTAGAACAGAAACAGGCCGAATTATTAATCGAGGTCGGCGATGCCGAGGCGGTAGTGGAAGAGGTAAAACCAAAAAAAGTAAAACCAATTAACCCCGAAGAGGGCGACTAATGATCACCGGAAAACGCATAATAAGTTACAGCCACGCGGCCACCGATTACGTTTCGCTAGCAGAAGCCAAACAGCATTTGCGCGTAACGTCAACAGCGGACGACACTTATATTAGTAATCTGCTATCCATGGCAATAGATGCCTGTGGGCAGTATTTAGGCTACAGCGTGCGTAAGGCTAGCGTGCAGTATGGCTTCGATTCATTGGTGGGGCAGCCTGCTATTATGAATCCTGTTAACGGCACCGAGCAACCTGTGGGTAATTTATTACGGATTCCTTCAAGAGTGATTAGCTTAACAAGTGTTCAGTATGTTGATGACAATAACACAGCGCAGGCCTTTACGGATTATATTGTATCGCCTCAGCCGTTGGGTACTTACGGCCGCACCATATTTATAACCAGCGCACCAAGCAGCACAACGGACGACGTAACGAAATACCTGGTAACGGTTACCGAAGGGTTTGAACTTGCCACGGCTACGGGCGTGGATGCAGGTTTATTGTTTCCGCAGGCAATTAAGTTTGCCGCGCTGCTGTTAGTGGGGCAGATGTACGATAATAGGCAGGCAATTGTAACTGGAACTATTCAGTCGCAAATGGAGTACGGCATGGAGTTTTTATTACAGCCATATAGAGCAATGCAATTTATATGAACGCCGGGGCTTTTGACGAACTTATTACGTTGCAGAGTTACACAACTACAACGGACAGCAACACAGGAGAAAAACTACAGACGTGGACAACCTACGGAACTGCTTGGGCTAAAGTAACCGAGGCTCCTGTGGGATTGGAACAGGTGAACGGAGATAAGCGCGAACACAAACAAATCGTTGACTTTACTGTTAGATATGACGCGGCTATAGATGTAAAGCATCGAGTTAGTTGGAACGATCGTTATTTTAATATCCTGAACTTGCAGGAACAAACGCGCCGCATGTATTTAAAAATTCAAACTGAATTAAGTGAATGACGTTAAAGGGTTGGCCAAATTGATTGACGACCTACGCAAGGCAGGCGCTGAGATTCAATTGCAGGATACATTAAAAAAAGAAGGGCAGCGCGTTATTGATGACGCCAAGGCGTTGGCACCTGTGGAAAGCGGCGACATGCGCGACTCGATTGGGTTTATAACTTCAAAGGATAGCAAGTTTAAAAACACGGTATTGATTGGCCTGCGTAAAAACTATTATAATCATTACCTTGGTGTGATGTTTGAGTTTGGCACCGAGCCACGAATCCAAAAATCTACGGGCCGTTATACAGGTGAATTGATACCTAAGCCATTTATGCGGCCTGCGTTGGATAAGAATAGGCAAGCAATTGTTAACGGGATAAAAAAAGGATTAACGGAAAAAGTAAGTAAATTAGCGGAAAAATATAATTTAAAATAACATGGCAACTACAGGACCAGTAAACGGCACGCTGATAGCAATCTACAAAGATATAGCAGGCACACTAACTAAAATTGCAAACGCTACTTCTAACAGCTTCGATATTACTTCGGATATGATAGACGTTACCAACAAAGACAGCGCAGGCTGGAAAGAATTTATTGTTGGCGAGAAAGGATATACCATGAGCGTTGAAGGTATTTTTGAAGAGGACGGCTCAGTGGGTGCTGGTGCATTGTCTTGGAAAGACGTGATTACCGACCTAACTGCAGGTACTTCCGTTACTATTGTAATGACTTCCAACGTAACTGGTGACATTAAATTAAGCGGTTCGGCTTTCTTCAGCAACTTGAATTTAACCGCACCTAACAACGACAAAGCAACGTTTACAGCTACCATCCAAGGAACTGGAGCGTTGACAGTAGGCACAATCTAATTTTGGTTGGTTTTCATAATGAGCATTTGCCCGCCTAAAAAGCGGGCTTTTGTGTTATATTTGCAACATGGAAATTAAACTAAAAGATAAGATTTACCCGATGACGTTTAACATGAACAGC